CATCCACAGGCGTTTTGACCGCAACTGGTGGCGTTCTTGGAGGCACATTCTGATGTGGAAAATACTAGAAATTCAAGCCGATGGCGATCTGATCACAGGCGCTAGGTATTTCTGCGCTAAAAATGGAGTTGAAACAGAAGGTTGGTGGAAGTTTGCCGAGCCAGTTCTAAACACTCCGTTTGCTGATGTGACTGAGGAAATGGTTGTTGGTTGGGTTACAAGAGATATTGGCCCACAAGTTGAGGCAAGGCTTGATGAACAAGCAGCAACAGTTGTAAGAACTGTGGTTGCCCCTTGGTTGCCCCAAGTCTTTACACCGAGCATTTAAGGAAAGAACATGAGCGTTTTTTTATCCCCTATTGGTGGCGCAGGGTGGCAATTTTTTAACAACGATGGCACAGTTTTGTCAGGCGGCAAAATTTACACTTATGCCGCTGGAACATCTACGCCCAAAGCCACTTACACAACTTCTACGGGAAACATTGCTCATGCAAATCCAATAGTTTTGGATTCATCGGGCAGAGTGCCAGGCGGGGAAATTTGGCTTTTAGCGCAACCTTACAAATTTTCAATCTTTACATCAGCTAATGTGCTGATTTCGACTTTTGACAATATTTATGGCACTGGCGCTGCGGCTTTCCAAGTTCAAAACTTTACAGGCACAGGATCACAAACTGTATTTACATTAAGTGATTCATCATTAGGTGAAAATTACACTTTTGTTTATATCAATGGTGTATATCAAAACAAAAATACATACGCAGTCAGTGGAACAACATTGACATTTTCTGAAGCGCCACCTACGACTTCAAAAATTGAAGTCATGTTTAATTGAGATAAACAATGGCACAAACAGGATACACCCCAATTCAGTTGTATTACAGCAGTACAGCTACCAATGCACCATTAGCGGCAAACCTTGCTGGTGGTGAATTGGCAATCAATATTACTGATGGCAAGTTGTTTTATAAAGACAACGCAAATGCTGTTCAGGTAATTGGTTGGAAAGTTGTCCCTGCAACTGCGGGTGGTACGGGTCAAACTTCTTATGCAGTTGGTGATTTGCTTTATGCAAACACCACAACCACATTGGCTAAATTGGCTGATGTAGCCACAGGAAATGCTTTGATTTCTGGCGGTGTTAGCACAGCGCCATCATGGGGCAAAATTGGTCTTACAACTCATGTTTCAGGAACTTTGCCAATAGCAAATGGTGGAACTGCACAAACTAGTTTTACCGATGGACAAATTCATTTTGGTTCATTCTCAACAAGTTCAAATTTGTATTGGGATAACACCAACTATCGACTGTCAATTGGTAAAGGAACATCTCCATCCTACAAAATTGATGTATTACAAGCAACAGCTACTGCCACCCGCCTTGCAACATCAACTGCCACTGCAAGCACTTGTACGCATTATTTTGAGATTGCAAATGACTTTAGCGGCATAAGTCAAGCATTTGTGCAAGGCGTTGGCCCAGGCAATAGTGGTTTTAGTCAATTAGCATTTGGTGTTTCAATAACCAATGTTTCTACGACTGCAACCGATGTTGCCCGTTTTGACACTGGCGGAAACTTCCGACCAAGTGCAGATAACGCTTATAGCTGTGGAACTGGTGCTTTGCGTTGGTCAGTCATTTATTCTGCAACAGCACTGATTAACACATCTGATGGAACATTAAAAACAATTATTGGTTCAATTGATGATGCAGAAAAGCGTGTTGCTCAACGCATCAAATCTGGTATCAAGAAGTTCAAGTTTAATGATTCAATTGCCGAAAAAGGTGATGGTGCAAGAATTCATTGGGGCGTAATTGCTCAAGATGTCAAAGCCGCATTTGAGGCTGAAGGTTTAAACGCTGAACAATACGCAATGTTTTGTGCCGATACTTGGTTTGAGAAAGATGGTCAAAAAGTGTTGAATGAATTTGGCGAAATTATGACTAGTGGTGATTGCCCTGATGGTGCAACAAAGATCACCCGTTTGGGTGTCAGATATGAAGAATTGCTGACATTCATAATTGCATCAATGTAAAGGAAAAATAATGTCTTTGACTAAAGCATCTTATTCAATGATTACTGGGGCGTGTGCCAATGTCTTAGACTTTGGTGCGGATAAAACTGGTGTAACTGATAGCACAACAGCTTTTCAAGCTGCAATTGATTCACTTCCAACAAATGGCGGTACTGTGTACATTCCAAGTGGATCATATTTGATTAGTACTTTGAATATGCCAAACGATCCTAAAGTAGTCAATTTGATTGGCGAATCAATGATTGGGGTTGAATTAAAAATGGCAACTGCCGCTGGCCCTGTTATTCGTAAAGTGCAAACAGCAGGGCGAATTATTGGTGCAACAATTGCGAATTTTACGATTCGAGCTAATACTGCAAGTGACAAAACAAACATAAATCACATTGGAATGTTTTTGTCTGGCTACAACAATTCATTTTTTAGAAACATTGCTTATCGCTCATACACCAATAATATTGGTGCTGGTTCAGTTGGCATTTTCATCAAAATTTCGGGAAGCCCATATTTGACTTACGGAAATGTGTTGGAAGGTATCAATGTTCAAGTAGGTTATGGCCCATCACGCTGCATTTCATTGGATAACAATGGAACAAATGTATATAACAACCCAAACATTGTAGAAATTCGTGATTCTTGGTTTTATGCTTTGTCTGGTTGCGACACAATCATTCATGGATACGACAATACTTGCACAAGTATCATAAATTGTGAATTTGAAGATTGCCCAGGTGCATTAGGAATTGGTCTTGGTCAAAACACATTGGTGCAAGGCTGTTGGTTTGAATTGCTTGCTACCAATATTGCAACATTAACAACAGCTTCAACCGATGGTTCAGGTTCAGTAATTTTGAACAATTACTTCAGCGGTTCTGGTACAAATTTTATTGACACCATTAATGTCAGACCACTTTGGATTGGAAACAATGGCGGGGGTCAAACTGTTACTGGTCAAGGCGTTTTAAAGTTGGCAGCGCCTGATGGTGGTACTCCTGCTGGGCCAACATTGACAGTGAACAGTGGATCAGTTGGTTTTGTTTCTAATAATGTGGTTGTCCCAATGGATGCCACAGCGCAAGTGACATATAAATTGATCTATACATTTACGCCAGCAGTAGCGCAAACATATAAATTTACATTTACCATTCCAGTCAGTTCAATTAGCGCATCATATTTAATCAAAGATTACACTGTGGGTGCAGTTCGTGATTCAACTGGTGACCCAAAAGTGTGGGGAATAGACGCAACAAACACAAATTCATTTTCAGTTGCGTTTACATCAACAGATCAACACACAATTTCTGTTTTGTTGACTTTAAGAGCACCTATTTAATAAAGGAAAAATTATGGCACTTTGCATGGACACCACATCTAAGCAGGGCTTTATTGCATCCAATGCTTACATTCGGATTCTAAATATCAACATTGTTGGTAAAACACACATGGAGTTTTCTGTTGGCTTTTTTAAAACATCAGAAACTCAAACTTCTTTTGATCATCAAACTTGGTCATGCGCTTATGATGTAACTGGTGAAAATCCTTTTGTTCAAGGCTATAAATACTTGAAAACATTGACTTCATTTGCTAATGCAACAGACTGCTAAATAAAAAGTTAAGCATAAGGATTTGTTATGACTCAGCCAATTGACATCATCACCAGAGCCATGAAAGACATTGGCGCAATTGCCGCTGGTGAAGTTCCAACGGCTGATGAAGCGCAAGATGGTTTGGATATGCTTAACGACATGATCGCCCAATGGTCAAATGAAAACATGATGGTTTTCTATCGATCAGAGATCATTTTCCAAACTACCCAAAACCAAGTTCAATACACCATTGGCCCAAGCGGTCAAATGGGTGCTACCTTTACAGGCTCAATTGCTGGTAATGTTTTGACAGTTCCCGCTAATGCCGTGACTGCGGGTGGCATTAATATTGGCATGACGCTAACTGGCACAGGCATAACGCCTGGCACTCGCATTGTGGCGTTCCAAACGGGCGCTGGTGGCAATGTGAATGAGGGTGGCACATACACTGTATCCCCTAGCCAAACAGCCTCTAGCACAACGATTACAGCCTATTATGAGCGCCCCTTGACGATTGAATCAGGCTTTGTTCGTGTGGCGACTATGCAAGGCGGCTCAAACATTGCGGGTGGTTATTTAGACTATCCTTTGACAGTGTTCAGCCTTGAAGAATACGAATCCATCGGCATTAAGCAATTGAACGGCCCTTGGGCAAAAGGCATTTACTACCAACCCTCGGAATTGTTGGGAACAATTTATGTTTACCCCAACCCATCTCAGGGCGAGTTGCACTTGTTTACGCAGACAATTTTCAGGGAATTTCAAACCCTGAACGACACCATCCAACTGCCACAAGGCTACAACATGGCTTTGCGGTGGTGCTTGGCTGAGAGACTGTTGCCCATGTTTGGCAAGGTCAATCAAGTTCAGATTGGACTGATTAATGCTTATGCAGCACAAGGCAAAGCTACAATCAAGCGCACCAATATGCGCCCTGTACAGATTGCACGATACCCTGACAGCTTGATGGTGGGTCGTGCCAAAGACGCTGGATTCATCATGGATGGAGGCTTCCGATAATGGCAGACTTTGGCTTTGTCGGTACATCCTACACCGCCCCATCGATCTACCAAGACGATCAGGAGTGCATCAATTTCTTTGCTGAGATTGATCCTACTAAGCAACAGGGTGAGCGTGGCATTGTGGCGCTATATCCAACGCCAGGCCTATTGTTTCAAACACAATTAAATGTTGCTGAAGTTCGTGGGCTTCACACCATGTCAGGCGAGCAAATCCTGATTGCGGTGTCTGGCAACAAAGTTTATCAAGTCAACACTTCTATGGTGGCGACTCAAATTGGCACTTTGACCACATCAACGGGTCAAGTGTCTATTTCGGACAACATCACCAATTCTGAAGGTTTAATTGCGTACATTGTGGATGGCCCAAATCGTTACACATGGGTTGTGGCGACTAACATTTTTACAACCTTACCAAGCACTGATGGCCCATGGCAAGGCGCTAATGTGGTGGATGTGATTGACAATTACAACATCTACAATGAGCCAGGCTCACAGAATTGGGCTTGTACTGATCTAGGCTCACGGCAATCCACTCAGGCGCTTTACGGCACTTCTGATGGCAGTTCTGACTTATTAGTGACGCTGATTGCAGACCGCAGACAAGTCTATTTATTGGGTGAAGTAACTACCGAAGTTTGGACAGATGTGGGTAATACCATTTCTGGCATTACCACTTTCCCTTTTCAACGAGTGCCTGGCACTTTTAGTCAAAATGGTATTGGCGCACGATTCTCTCTCGCTAGGTTTGCAGACTCCTTTGTTTGTGTTTGTAAAGACACAAGGGGCGACTCTACCATTGAGATGATGCAAGGCTACACATGGGTCAAGATTTCAACTCATGCTGTTGAGCAGTCCTTGATGAACCAAGTCACAAGCGATGCTTTTGCATATACATATCAGATTGAAGGTCACGAAATGTATGTCTGCACTTTCCCATCCGTGGGTGAGCATGGACTGACATGGGTTTATGACGGGTCAACAAAGTCATGGCACAAATGGCTTTATTGGGACTCTGCCAGTGCTGTTTACAAGCGCCATCGTTCCAACTGTGGTGCTTACTTCAACAATATGTACATCGTAGGTGACTACGAGAACGGCAAACTCTACAGCGTTGAGAATGATGTTTACACCGATGATGGTGCGACCATTAGGCGTTTGCGTAGAGCAAAGCATCTGACTACTGACTTACAAAGACAGTATTTTGAGGAATTCCAAATCCAGTTCCAACCTGGCGTTGGTTTGCCAACTGGTCAAGGCCAAGACCCTCAAGCCATGCTGAGATGGTCAAACGATGGTGGCTCAACATGGTCAAACGAGCATTGGGTGACTATTGGCAAGATTGGTAATTACCTAAATCGAGCCATTTGGAGGCGTTTGGGATGGGCAAGAGACAGAATTTTTGAAGTAGCAATCAGCGACCCTATTAAGGCGGTCATTGTGTCTGCAAATCTAAAAGCAAGCGCAGGGGATAACTAATGGCTACGGCAATTCCAAATGCCAACATTAACATCCCCTATTCAGAATTTCTGGATCAAAACACGGGTCGCCCATCTCAAGCATGGTTGCAATGGTTAATGAATCCAAATGTAATTACCCAAACAATAAACAATGCAACCATTAAAGGTGGAACTATTAATAATGTCATTATTAACAGTTCAACCATTGGTTTGACTACCCCCGCAGCGGGTAAATTCACCGATTTCACCGCCCTCAATGGGGTCAAGGGAGGCACATTTTGAACGACTTAGAATTGCCAAACCATGTTTCCCGTGAGCAAGTTGAGCGCCTCCAAGCTGAGATGGCGACCATGCCACAGGCTGAATTAACGACAGAACATTGTTTCAGCCCAGGTATGTATATGCGGAAAGTCTTTCGACCCGCTGGCACTTTAATTGTGGGCAAAGTTCATAAAGAACCCCACTTTTTTTTATGTGCAAAAGGCGAGATAATCGCATGGACAGAAAGCGGAATGAAAAGGCTTCAGGCAGGGGATGTTGTGGAATCCAAACCTGGCACAAAACGGGTGACTTTGGCTGTGACAGATGCGATTGGCATCACCATTCACAGAACTGACAAGACCGATCTTGATGAGATTGAAGTTGAATTGATTGAGCCAGATACAACCGCACTTTTTGATGCCAATAATGACATTAAAAAATTAAGAATTGAAGGGGAATAATATGACTTGGGTAGCAGTAGCAATTGGTGGATCAGCCCTTTTAGGGTATGTAGGGGCTAAGAAACAAGCTGGCGCAGCCGAGAGTGCTTCCCAAATGCAGTATCAAGCAACTCAGGACGCTGCCAAACAACAGCGTGAGATGTTTGACATCCTCAATGCTCAACAGAAACCTTATCGTGAATCTGGCTACAGTGCATTGAATCAAATCAACACAATGTTGCCTCAGTTTACTAAGGAATTTACATCAGCCGATCTGATTAAAAACCTTGATCCTAGTTACAAGTTTATGCTTGAGCAAGGTCTTGGCGCTACTGGTCAAGCCATGAATGTTGGTGGTGGTGGTTCTAATGTGGATTTGGCGCGACAAAGATTTGCCCAAGAATACGCTAAAACAGGCGCACAACAGGCTTTTAATAACTATCAAAGCCAACAGTCCAACATTTACAACCGACTGTCAAACCTTGCTGGTATTGGTCAAGCGGCACAAACTCAATCTAACACTTTGGGATCAAACACTGCAAACGCATTGAGCCAATTGGGTATTGGTGGCGCTTCTGCTTTGGGTGCGGGTCAAATTGGTTCTGCTAATGCAATGGCTGGCGCTTATGGCGGCATCGGTAATGCTCTTACATTGTCTAGTTTGTTAAGTCCTCAAGGTGCTGGTGGCATAACACAAGGTGGTGCGACAGCCATGAATCCTGCATTACAAAGCAGTTATTTCACACCAATTACACCAGCTTGATTGGATAAAAAATGGCAGATTTAAGCATTACTCCTGTAGCGGGACAAATCAAGCCTGTTCAAGGGGCATCCCTTGGCGACATGATTAACATTGCCCGTGGCGCACAACAGTATCAACAAGCGGCTCAAGTTAATCCTTTGGCGCTTCAGCAACAACAACAAGCCACTCGCACAGGCGAGATTGCTTTAAGTGTTGAAGAACAAAAAAATAAAGAACGCAATAACTTGCAGACTTTCTTTTCTGATCCTGAGAACTTTCAGACTGAAGGTCGAATCGATCTTGATAAGATTAACGCTACTGTGCCAAAGATTGCCCCATTGACGGGCGCTGATGCCATTAGCAAATTCAGCACATTAGGAAAAGCACAAACTGAAGCCATCAGTGCAAAACAAAATTTGACTCAAGACCAACGCAACATGATTGCGTCAAGATTTTCAATTCTTGGTCGTTTGGGTGTTCAAGACAAAAAAGCATATATTGCTGAAATGGATTTGCTTAAAAAAGAAAATCCAGACAATAAAGATTTGGCAAGACTGATTGATGCCTATAAAGTCACTTGGAATGAAATGCCATCTGGCCCTGACTTGCCAGGCAAAGCAATTGCTGGCGCACAGACTTTGTTGTCCCCTGCACAACAACAGACTGCTCTTGCACCGCAAGCGGGTACTCTTAACACTGGTGAACAAATATTCCCAACTGTCACAACCCCTGCCGTTGGCGGTATGTTGCCCCGAATTCAAATGGGCGCACAACCTTTGGCAGATGTTGGATTACCACCCACAACAGAAGTTGTTTCTCCAACGGGCGAAAAGCGTTTGCTTGGCCCTGCTTCTCAGCGTGGTGGCGCACCTCTTACCACTGGTCTTGGCCCTGCTCAATCAGCCCTTTTGGGCGCTGGTGGCACAACCATTGCATCAGACCTTTCAACAACTATTAAAGATGCGGCAGAAGCGCCTGGTCGTGTGGCGATCTTTCAAAACATCAAGAAGTTTGCACCCGAATCTTTCACAGGCGTTGGCGGTCAGCGCAAAGAATTGGCTGCGGGTATTCTCAATGCGATTGGCATCCCTGCTTATGAGCAAGAAAAGGTCAACACCGAAGAACTGGCGAAGAACTCTGCTTTGTTGGCTTTGGCGGGTGGCAATACGGATGCGGCAAGGGCTTTGGCTGAAGTTGCCACTCCCAATAAGAAGCTGAACGATAAAGCCATTCTTGCAATTGCTGATCAAATGATTGGCATTGAGAACATGAAAGTGGCTAGAGCTAATTATTTAACTCCTGCACAGAATGATGCAACTCAATATGGTCAACGCAAATTGCAGTTTGACCAAATTGCTGACCCCCGCATTTTCCAAGAGATGAACGCTCAAGATGTCGCTAAATTAAAGGCTTCCATGTCTGCGGCAGAACAGGCAGAATTGACCCGTAAGATTCGTTTGGCACGACAAATGGGGATTATTCGATAATGGCAACACTTGCTGAACTGTGGGATACGGAAGCCCCTGCGCCAGTTAAAAGCGCAAAAGTTCCATCTCAAGATCAAGCAATGCGTAGTCAAGGCCGATTGGATATTCTCCAAGCGGAGATGACTAAGGCACAAGAAAGACTTGCCAAAGGTGATGCTAGAGCGCAAGGCGACATTGATGCGTTAACCCGTGAGATGGGTGGCAAGGTTGCCCGTACTGCCGCCCCTAGTGCCGTTCCTACAGCCACACCTACTGCCGCCCCCGCAACTGGTGGCACATTGGCTGATCTGTGGGAATCAACCCCTGCAGCTAATGAGCCTGGCGCACCTAAAGAACAACCATCCAAAGTCCGAAGTCTTGTTGGTAACATTCTAGGCACAGGCTTGGAAATGAAACGACAAGTGCCAGGCTTCTTGGCATCTGCCGCTGATGTGGTGGCAAGCGCCCCATCTGCTATTGCAAGCACGATTGGTTATGGTGCGGGTCGTTTGTTTGGTCTATCACCTGAACAAGCCACAGAAGCCTCACAAAAAGTTGGTGGCGCACTTGCCGAGCCTGTTGGTCGTTTAACAGGGCTATCCCAAACTGCGGGTTATCGTCAAGCCTTGCCAACTCAGGTAATGGAATACATCGGCAAGAACATTGGTGAAGGCGCACAAGCAATTTCTCAGAAATTTGGCGTTCCTGTTGCCGATGTGGAAAACGCAATCAATGCGGCAATGATGGCGGGTGGTGCGGCTGCACCTAAAGTTGTCAGAGGCTTAAAAACTGCCGCTGCTGAACTTGCGCCTGTCGCCCCATCTGCCGCCCCATCTGCAACTTTTGCCAAGCCTGGCATGGTAAGCGCTGGCGCTGCCGCAGTTCCTGATGCCACCACCATCAAGCAAGCCTTGTCTGTGGCGACTCCTGAACTGCAACAAACTATTTCCTCAATCCCTGTCAATGAAGTCAATATCCCAACATTGCAACGACATATTGAGGCTGACACATTGCCCGTTCCTGTTCGTTTGACAGAAGGTCAAGCCACTGGTGATGTGGTCAAGTTGTCCAACGAGCAAAACAGGCGTGGCAAAGACCCTGTATTAGCTCAACGATTTAATGAACAGAATGGTCAGCTTGTAGAGAATATTGGTTTGATTCGTGACAAAGCCGCCCCTGATGTTTATGGCACTAAAAAGATTGAGAACAGCCAAGGCATTATTGATGCTTATAAAGAGTTGGACACCAAATTAAACACAGGAATTAATGCAGACTATCAAGCCTTGCGTGATGCCGCTGGTGGTCAGTTTCCTGTTGACGCACCAAAATTGCTTCAAAATGTAGAGACAAAACTTAAAAAAGAATTGTTGTCTAACGAAGCGCCAGCGGGTCAGTTTAATGAACTCAAACGATTGGCTGAAAACAATTCCATGACTTTTGAGGACTATTTGTCTTTAAGGCGAAATCTTGGCGATATTGCTAGAACCAGCCAAGACGGAAGTGTTCGCAAAGCCGCTGGTTACATGATTGAAGAATTGGAAAAGTTGCCACTTCAAAAAGAAGCCGCAGCACTCAAGCCTTTGGCTGACAAAGCCCGAGCCTCTGCAAGAGCAAGATTCCAAATGCTTGAAAAAGACCCCGCCATGAAAGCGGCTGTGGATGATGCTGTTCCCGCTGACAAGTTTATTGACAAGTTTGTGGTCAATGGCGTAAACAAAAACATCAACACAATGGTTGAGAATTTGGGCAGAGACTCACCCGCACATCAGCACATGGCTGCGGGAACTATCAACTGGCTTACAGACAAAGCGGGAATTGTTGATGGCAATGGCAATTTCAGCCAAGCGGGTTATAACAAGGCTTTGAAAAAATTGGATGATGTCCAAAACCTAAACGCTATTTTTAATCAAGAAGCCGCTTCACAACTCAAGACTTTGGGAAATGTGGCACGATATACCCAAGCACAGCCCCGTGGTGCGTTTGTAAACAACTCCAACACATTGGTGGGGTCACTTGCTGAAAAGGCGGGTAAAGGCGTTTCTATGGGCGTTGAAAAGGGTTTGAATGTGGCTGTGCCAGGCTTACAGCTTGGAACAACTGTCATGGAAATGAGAGCCAGACGAGCCGCAGAAGCCGAAACCCGTAAAGCTCTTGAGGTTGGTGCTGGAACACGGCAAAAAGGTCAAAACAAATTAAGCGATTTGGGGAAATAATGTCCGACATTGATTTGGTCAAATATGGCGTTCTGTGGCAAAAAGTCGAATCTATGGAGGCCAAGATCGACAAGCTAGAAGCTAACATGGAAACCCTGATTGCATTGGCTAACAAGGGTCGTGGAGGCTTTTGGATGGGCATGGCTTTTGTGTCTGCCATTTCCTCAGTCTTTGGCTATATTTCTCACTACTGGTCAAAATGAAATGGCTTGTTGTTGGGTTGCTCACAGCGTGTTTGTTAGCGGCATCCCAACAAAAGTGCGTTGTTACCGATTTCTATGGTCTCAGTTGGCTTGGAAATCCCTCAGAAAGACACCAAAGGCTTTCTGAATGGCTGACCACCAATGGAAACTCTTGCACTACTGACCAACTGCTTGCAATTTGGAACAGTCTTGCTATGTGGGCTGGCACTGCGGATTCAGCAGAACTTAGAGCCAAAGTGCTGTTTTATTATGCGAGGGCTGCGGAGAGGGAAAAGAAATGATTTCCTTGCACAAATGGTATCCGTTTGTGTGGCCTAAAGAATACGATGTCAAGACAATTGCTTTTGAAAAAAGAGCAGAAAAACTAGACGAAGAATATAGATTAGAAGTTGCGGCACAAAAAGTTCGTGAAGCAGTTGAAGCGTATGCACTTGAGTTGTACGATAAACGGGCAAGGCAAACAACGATTGAATTAGAGATGTTTGCCAATCACAAGCGATTTGACAAATTTGTGTGAGGGTATATGGAAAATTCACAAAACAAGCTGACATTTTGGGTGACTCTAATGGTGAGTGCGACCCTTTGTCTATCGATTCTTGGCATGGTGGGGGCGTTCTTACTTGGTCTGTGGGCTAAAGAAGTGGACAACTCAGAAATCTTTTCCATGCTTCATCCCGCTTTTCAAACCATCATTGGTGGCTTTATTGGCCTCTTGGCTGGCGTTAAACTTTCACAGAATGAAACACCATGAACTTAAGTGATTTAAACCCCTTGGTCGCCATTGGCGGCAAAATCCTAGATCGAGTGTTGCCTGATCCAACTGCGGCTGCGGCTGCCAAATTAGAGTTGGACAAGATGGCTCAAGAGGGTGAGTTGGCAAAAATGGCTAATGAAACCAAGTTGTATGAGACTGAGCAAAACAACCTGACACAGCGTGTTCAGGCAGATATGGCATCTGACTCTTGGTTGTCTAAAAATATTCGCCCTATGACCCTTATATTCATTTTGGTGGCCTATTCTGGCTTTGCCATTGCCTCCATCTTTGAATTTGAAACCCGTGGTGCTTATGTTGAACTATTGGGCCAGTGGGGGATGTTGGTAATGTCGTTTTACTTTGGCGGCAGAACAATGGAAAAAATTGCTGATAAGGTGAAAAAATGAACTTGAGCGAACACTTTACTCTTGAAGAATTGACACATACAGACCATCGTGAATTAGACAACACTCCAAATCAAGATGAAATCAGCAATTTACAAAGACTTGCAAACTTCCTCGAAGAAGTCAAATCTAGTTTGGGAGGAAAACCTATTATGGTTAACTCAGCTTTTAGAAGCAAGCAAGTCAATGATGCTGTCGGCAGTAAAGATAGTTCTCAGCATCGTATTGGTTGTGCTGCTGATATTCGTGTACCAGGCATGACTCCCGATGAAGTGGTCAGAGCCATTATTGCTTCAGGCATTGGCTACGACCAGATCATCAGAGAGTTTGATCGTTGGACACACATTAGCGTTCCAAACATTGCTGGCGGTGAACCCCGCAAACAAGCCTTGATCATTGACAAACAAGGCACTAGGGTTTTTACTTAATTTGATATTGGCGTAAGTGTTGGCCTGTTGTTCTCATAATCCAACAGGATTGACAAATCCACTTATGCCCCATATCAACCCCGCCCTCTGGTGGTTTGGTTACATCACATTTATTACAAGTTCGTAATCTGTGAACAGGCTGACTGCCGTTCAGACCGAGTGGGTACATTGCCATTCTCTTTCACTTCTGCCTGAGTTTGATTTGACTGTGTTGCCTGTCAATTCAATCAGACCAATTATTTTCATTTCGTTGAGCCGCCTGGCGACTTGATTTCCATCAAGCCCTGTGTGCGTGGCAATTCCATCTTTTCCAAGTGGGCCAAAAAACTGTAAGCACTCCAAGATAACTTGGTGATGTTGTGGGGCAACTTCCTTAATGGAATCTGCTGCCTGAAACGATGTTAGGGGATCATTTGCCCTGACTCTTGGGAAGTCGGGCATGGCAAAAATTCTTTTAAATGCGTCTTTATAGTCCATGATGTTTCCTAAATGGTGGGCTACTCGCTGCGTCTGTTTACCTCAAGATTTAGCCGAAAGGCGACAGGGTTTTGCCCTGTTCAGCATCCGCTTTCACCCGTTAATCAAAAAGGGATTTCTTCCCCGTCATCTTTTGGCAAGCCTTTGTAGTCATCTTTGGGCTTGGGTTCATTCATGTAGGCCCATCCTGACCAACCATTCTCAACAAGTGGAATTACATCCAATTTAAGCATTGGGCCATTCTTGGTTTTGATGACCGAGCCAATGGTTTGATAGCGTGATTTCTCTTGACCATCTTTGTTGGTGTATTTACCTGAAACAATGGTAATTTCGTAAAGTTTAGACATTTCTTACTTTCATTAGTTTATTAATTTTGTCATCCAATTCGGCAAGGAATTGGACAATCTCCGATTCAATCAATCTGATAAACACTTCATCCCGTGGAACTCGTGTCACAAACAACTGAAACATCTCAGGTAGGCGATTGTCAAAGCTGACAAAATCACACCACTTACGCCCTGTGCAAGCCATCTGAAATTGCATTTGGGTGTTGTACTTGCTTGGCACTACTTTTGAAATCAAAGTTTCAATGTGCGTGGCGGTGTTGGGGCATTTAATCTCCAAGAGGCCATCATCACCTACCAAGCCATCAGGAGAAGCGCCAGCCATCTCAATTGTGGGATGGGGTACAAATCCCACTTCATCAACCAAAACATCCTGTAAAGCCTCATAAGCGGCTCTGGCAAGGGGTTCTGTGTCTGTGCCATGTTGCATGGCAGCGTTGGTGAAACTTTCACCTTTTAAACCAGTCAGGCGTTCACAGATTAATTGAGCCATGTAGTTATCACGGCTGGCGCTGTAACCAGTCTTTGTCTTGGCAATCACATCTGCCACACGGGATGCGGTGACTTTACCAATACGAATGGTGAACCATTCTTCTGAGCCTTGATCCATCATTTCTATCATTTCTTCATACTCCTTACAAAAGCGGAAAAACTAGCGGCTGTGTCGCCAAAGGGCATCTTGTCAAACTCTTTGGCAACTTCTTCTAAGACCTGATTACGCTGTGATACAGACACAAACAAATCGTAAAGGTAAGGCTGACCCTCTATTTCTTGGCCTAACCTATAAACTTCATGTAAAGCGTTCTCACGCTTGATGCGGTCGAATTCGTCATCTTCATCAGTCTTAATCATGCTTGTCTCCTTGCTCGGATGGCTTCACCTAATGCCCCCATAACTGTTGTCAAAGGCTTATCGCCAATCATTAAACTTTCAACATACTTTGCACACGCCTCACGCTCACGCTGTGCTACTAGATTGGCAAAGTGTTGAAACATCAATTGACAAGTATCAATTTCAGAATTAGAAAAGCCAACTACTTTAGCTATTTCAATGATTTCATCTTTAGTCATAACTTTGCCTTTGCTTTGTCTTTGGCAGCAATCACTTTGATCTGCCAGGCTTTGTCGCCATCACAAGCAGAATATGCAATCTTGTAAGCCAGCTTCAATTCATCTTGAGTGGTGGCTTGCTCAATGGCTTTGAATAGGTCTGCCATGCTATCAGGGTCAATGGTTGACTCAGGCTCTGCACCATCGGGCAAATCTTCCCCTGCGTAGATGTACAGACCGAGACCATGCAAGCTGAGTGCCTTGGTCATGCAACGCATGATGGCGGTGTTTACTTGGAAAGCATCAGGGCTAACGATGGCTTTATTGCGGTGATCCATCACTGGAAGCTGGCAAGTCATTGGCTTGTCAAACATGGTGACTGTGACCCACACCATTGCTGTGCCGTTAATGTCCATGAAACACTTGTCACCAAACATCTCAACCTTAAACGAGGCTTTGGGGTCTGCCTTAAGTGCTTCAGCCCATGCCCAAGCCCAAGACAGATAAGTGAGATTGGCTTTCTTCTCAGTGTGTTCGTTGACATTCAAAGTCAGTAAATTAGCGATTGACATGATGAATCCTTAGAATTGATATTTAGGGCCACAAGTGACTTCCACCACAGTCTCAACTGTGTAGCCACCGATCTTGCGTTTTGCGTACAGGGGAATAGCACGAAGCCCTGATGACTCGCATTGGCGCACAGCATCAATCACTTCATTGCGACCCATAGGCTGAACTTGCTTGTCAACAATGAGGTCTTGATTGGGAGGCGTTGGCACAGAGCCTGGCATCATTGAGCATCCCGTTGTGATGATGCCGAGTGTGCAAAGAAGGGTAAATGTAAACATTTTCATGATTCGTCTTTCAAATAAGTTGTTAGGCGTTTGATTCGGTCGGAGTGATAGTCAGCCATGCGCTTTGCGTATTCTTGGGAAGTGAGGGCATCCAAGAGTTTGCGCTGTGCTTCTGCGAGTTCCTTGGCAGCCAGTTCTTTGGCTGATGGCAGTCTGAAATAATCTTTGATTTGGTCAATCATGATTAGCCCCTCCAAGCCAAGAGAACGCCCCAACCACCAAAAATGATGATCGCCAATGTCCATTCGACAAGTGTTTGAATAATCTTAGATTTCATTTTGTTCTTTCAGCATACGAGCGTGGTGAATCTTGACTTCAGACATGATGTGGTCGAAGTTCTCTTTGTCGAGGTCATAGGTGATGTCATCACCTTTTTGGTTATAGATAAACACATCAAAGATTTCTGCTGTGTTGTGGTCATGGGGCAGATTGAATTCTGCGGGATAGTAGTCATAACCGACCTTGACTTTCTCAAGCGTTGTGCCATCGTCATAGCTGACAAATTCATCAAAGTGGTATTTGAGTTTGTAATCAATCATTTGATCTCCTAAATAGACCCCGAGAAGTTCAGGGCATGGCGCTAGTGTACACCAAACTAAACACGCAACAAGGTTCTTTTATTAG